CCGCAAAGGCGAAAAAGGCGATCAGCAGGTTGATCAGCACGATCCACAACGGGGTCCGCAGCTCACCGATGCGAATCCAGTAAACGTTGATGCCGACCCAGGGGATCAGCCCCAGGAGCACGAAGTTTTGATTTTCGCGTATCAGAGGAACAATGTTTGACGATATTGTTGCTACAACATCGGAAAGATAGGTTAATGCCGGTGCCAACGATGCTCCGATTTGATTTTTTATTCCGATCATCGTGCTCCTCACACGATTCATTGCATCAGTTAAATCGGCAGCCGCCTGAGCATCTTCTTCGCTCATGGTGCGACCAAGTTCATTTGCCTCTTGTCTTAACTCAGCGATACCTTGAGCAGTTTCATCAAACATAGGCAAAAGTTCGGATCCGGCACGCCCAAATATCTGCATAGATAAAGCTGCACGTGTGCTCGGATCTTCGACACTAGACAAAGCATCGGCAATCATTGTGAATTGATCTTCTGGATTCATTCCAGACAGTTGGTCAACTGAAAGACCTATTGCCGACAAAGCGTCAGATGCTGCCTGAGATCCCATTTCTGCATTCAGCAACGATCGCTGCATTCCACGAATGCCTCTTTCTACGCTGTCCAAGCTCGCCCCAGACTGCTCTGCTGCGAATGCCAATTCCGATAATGCCTGAACTCCGACGCCGGTACGTCTCGACATTTTGTCTAAGTTGTCACCCGCAGATGCAAACGATAGTGTCATGCCGGCCAGGGGGGCAGCTGCTGCTGTTGCAATACCTAGAAGCTGAGCACCAGCAGATGAAATGCTACTGCCTAGCTTTTTAAGATCCGCTGAAACCTGTTTTGCTCCAGCCGTAATGCGGCTTTGGATGCCGATTTCGACATACGCACTACCGGCTTTGATGTTTTTTCCTGCCATCTTAACTGCCTAGTACGTTTGCCCAGGGTGAAAGTATGTTTCCGTTTCTGGCTTCTGTCTCAAGTGCTGGTGTCATAAATGGTCGAGGTTGGTATTGAACCGATCTAACCCTACGCTTTTGACCAATTCCGAGTTTGCGTCTCCGGTCGCGTCTGTACCATTTACCATCAGATAAAGACTGGGTTTCTTCTATTCTTGCAGTCGCTCCAAATTCCAAAAGTGATGGAGTCGTTGTCGATCCGTTCATTGACTTGTTCAGCTTGACCGGTCCAACTATCCCGCCTTTTATCCTTGCGTCATAAGCAAACAAAATAGTTTTGAGTCCAGGCCCGCTAGTGTGTACGCTCGGAGGACTTCCAGCCGATGAAACTTTTTTTCTGCGTCTCAACAGCGATCTTGCACGAGTCCTGACGAATGCCAGAGACTTGCTAATGCTTCTCCGCTGCTGTTTATCTAACGCACGTTTTATTTTCTCGCGATCAAAGAACGCCTTCTTCATTTCGTAAGTCACTCTGAACGTGCCGGCCATTCTCTTTCGCTTTTAACTGTCTAAATATCTTTGTCGGATCTGCTAGGTTCTTCGGTGAAGTCTCTCGAAGTGGGTGAAAATCGTTTCTGCTATACTTGCCTTTTGTGTGAATGTTCGCATTTAGAGCCATTAGTTCCGCTGTGTGATCCCAATCGAATCTCAGCTTTTGCTCTGCTGCGTGTTGCAGCTCACGAATTGTCCACGGCCAAGGCTCTAGTCCTGCGATGGCTGCGAGTTCTGCGATCCATTGCCACTGCTCAACTGCATCTGCTTGAGTGCTTCTTTCTCCAGTTCCTTTAATTGTAAATCGGCTTTTCCACTCTCGATCAATTCTCGGATCTGCGACTGGGCTGCGGTCATTACTTTTATCTGCGTCTCGGTTAGTCCCGCTTCCAGCCTTTTGCCTAACCTCTGGAAAAAAGATTGCAGTTCTCGCAAGAACGCAATGCTCGCAGCGTCGGCAATTCCATCACCGTATAGACGCTCCTCAAATGCGTCAGCATCAAGACCTAGTTCCTTTGCTTGGTCCTCCACGAGCAGAAACACGAAAGCCAATCGGTCGGTCTCGCTGTTCATCACTTGCCAGTGATGTTCCTTGTTCAGCAATTCCAGTCCGAGTTTTTCGCGTAACTGCCTGACCTTTCCAATGGTCAGAGCGAGGTGCCAGGCGTGTCCTTCATTGTCTTTGAAACTTTGCATTTCTTCTTGCTCTCTTTTGGTTCGCTCTCTTCATGTATTGACGAACTAGCAGCTTGCTGACAACGCGAGAGCATTTCGCTGTTAGCAAATACGATTTGCGTCTGTGGCCCTGACGCACTCTGATCGCACCAATCCTTCAACTCACCTGCTGGCAAGCTGTTGGCTAGTTCTGCTAGTTCGCCGCATGTTATTGGCGTACTCATTACGCTACCGTTCCGGTGTAAGCCGAGATCGTCACCTGAGCACCAGCAGCCGTGTAAGCATCAGCAAGAACGAATGGGATCGTCACAACGACGCTATCGCCACCGTTTGACGTTTCGCTGAACTCTCCGAGAATCACAGGTGCTCGCCAGCCTTCACTAGCGTCTGCGGGTGCTGATACGGTTTCTGGACCGTTGAGATGAATCAGCTCGATGATGTTCTTGTTGTCTCTGCTGCTTTCGAAGAAGTCATAGACCGTATCCGATCCGAGCTTTCTTACATACTCGAACGATCCAGATACGCCTTCATACTCGTGGATGTTGACAGTCTGATCCGAGCCGTGAAAGTTCACTTCGCTGGTGGCTGCACCGCGAGTCAACTGTACGTTACGTGCTCGCTTGATCTCAACCCAAGTCGGAGATGCGTTTGTTGCACTGTTATAGTAAAGGTAAGTTTCCTTACCAGCGTATGCTCCGCGTTCTAGATCGGTCGCCATTGTTCAGCTCCTAGTCGTCTATGCTGTCTTGATAAGTCAAACGAATAAGCGATAGCCAAAGACCATCGCTGTATAGTTTTTGCGGGTCGAAATAAATTGAGTTCTCGATTCCCACGAATCGGTGGCCGGCCAAGCCTGCTGTGCGTACTGACAACGGCCCCGATGGCGACCACAGGGCAATGATTTCTTCCATCAAGTCGTCAAACACATCGCAAGCTGCGACCTCCTGAGATCGGTGCGCACTCGTCACCGCTCCGCTGAGAGCCGGAGTGACGCCAACCACTCCGATCTCGATGATCACTTGCCGGTTGTCCGGCCCCTGATCCACTTCTATTTCACGCTCTGCGACTCGCACCGCGATCTTCGGCCCGCCAGTTAGTTCCTCGCGTGTGTAATGCGGAACGATAAACGCCTCGACGGTTTGCCCAGTCAGGCGAGTATTGAGTTCCGTTATCACTGCATCACGCAGGTCACTAGCTCGCGACACGTTTCACACTGTGGATTCGCAGGAATGTTTTTCGTCCGTCCGAATATTGCCAGGCTGTCCCTTCGGTTCCTGGCAACACGTCGTAAACGCTGCCATCGCTTCTTTGGATCTGATCACCTCTCTGCGGCAGCACCACGCTTGAGTCGATCACTAGCGAGCTTGGCTTCACAAGCCAGTCAACTGTCTTGGACAGTGGACGGATCTCGCCAGTGGTCGATACCTCATCAAACTGCGACTGACCAACGACCGCTGTCAGCGAGACAGTAAAGTCGCCTCGCTTGTATGTAATCGTTTCGCCAGCAGCGGCTTGCAGCGTTGTGCGGTGAGCCGCGAGTGCGTCATCCAAAAGAGCCATTAGGCAACCACTGCCTCGGTTTGCACGATCTGATCGCTAACGATGATCGGGATGCCTTCTACTTCGGTTGGTCGCGGTGCAGGTGCTCCGGTTGCGTTGGTCGAAGTCCTGCTAGCTCGAAGCAATTTGAGAGCAGTTCTGTTCATGCAAATATGCGTAGGTTGCAAAGATGCTGGGAACAAAGAAAGAGCCTCATAAATCTTGTCGTCATCCAAAGCGGTTTCGACGTTGGCGATACGAGCGGCAGAAAACTTGCTTCCGAGTTGCAGAGCCATGTAAGCAACGATCGGAACCACCCAAGCGTCGTAACGTCCGCTGGCACCCTCGATCATCGACTGGTATGCACCGCCAATGCTGATGTCGCCACCGTTCCCGAATACCGAGCAGACGCCGGTCGCGTCTGGTGTGGCGCGAATCAGGTAAACGCTGGACTGAACGCCAGCACTCGATCCGCCAGCAGAGATCACCATCTCGTCAGCCAATGCGTTTAAATCTGCACTGTTGTAGAAACCGTTGAAGCCGGATGCGTCACCGTTTCCGCTGGTTCCATAGAAGATCTGACGCTCCGCCTTAGCAAATGCACTTTGCAGGTGGCTGCGTCCTTCCATCGCTGCTAGTTCTGGATTGTAGATCGCTGCGTCCATGTCGAACGAAGCATCCAAGATCTGCAAGGTCTCGGTGACGGTCGTGCGGACGGTGTAATCGTGATCGCGTCCATCGTTGAGCGAACGGAATCCAACAGTAGGCTCAGTCGTGAGCTTGTTGTACTTGTGCAGCGTTCCGTTGCTGGCTTCGACTGCCGGCATTGCTGCAAGCACTGGAGCGTCACGAAGCAAATCGCTGATCTCTACGTCTGCGACGTTCTGATCGTTGATCTTGACTAATTCACTGATTGGTAGTGGAGTTGATGCCATTGTTTATGTTCCTCTGTTCTGGTGGTTCTTTTTTTTCGATGGTTTCTAGTTGTTATTGAAGAACTCGGAGAGTCGCTTCTTGTTGTCGTTCGCTTGAATTTCGCCAACGTCAATAGGATCTTCACCAACGCTAGCAGCTGCTGCGAGCTGGTCTTTTGCCTCGCTTAGTTCGGCTTTCAGTTGCTCGATCTGCTCAGCAAAAAGATCGCACTGGCGACCGAGTGCCTCTTGCAATTCGATTCCTTCGCTAAACCACTTCTGGCCGTTTTCCGATCCAAAGCGATCGACATAAGCCGACAACTCGGATAGGAAGTCCTCACGGGTGAAAGATGCAGGTGCGGAGTCGGAAACACCTGCCTCCACAATTTCGGTAGCTTCCGACATCTCGGAGATCTCCTCATTACGAGAAACAATGGAAAGCTGATGGCGTTCGAGCCACCTGCCAAGAAACTGACTTGCTCGATCCGCATCCACGCCGAATGCGAGAGACTTTGGTTTGTCCACGCTGATGCCAGCGGCATAGCTGAGAAGCTCGTCAACGTCCCTTGCGAGCGTTTGACGATCAAATAGTCCATCTGGGTTCGCTGCTGGCTCGTCAACGATGTCGGCGGCCCTGAGCTTTTCCAGTCGGACGTGGGGAAAGTTCTTTGTGTTATTTGCGTCTGGTGATGCAAACTTGCCCGATGAGTGCTCGGCGATGAATTCCTGCTCAGCTTCTTGGTCGTGCTCGAACACGATAGAAAGACCGGCAGCGGCTGGATCTTCCTCGGCGAGCGTCATCACATATTCAGCCAGATCGCCTTCTGGCGTTGCGTGTGCTGACTGAGCAAAATGCAAGTCTCCGAGAACTCGGTATCCATCAACTCGGACGTTCTTGATGCGTCCTAGATGCCGGCCCATTCCATCCGCTGACATGCTCGGATGAGTAAAACGTGACTTTACGCCATGCTTGCCTTGGTTCGCGTACTGTGCGACCTGTTCCAGAGTTACCTCGTCGATCCACATATCGTGACCGAGAGCCTCGCCAGTCGCGATCAATGAAACTCCAGAAAGTAGACCAGCTTGATAGTCGCCGCCTGTCCGAGAAATCTGAATAGGCTCCTCAACGGTTGCACGAGCACCGCGGAACAGGGTTTCTTTCACTGGTCGTTCTGGATGTGTCATTCGCTTGCTTCCTCTGCTGATTGCTGTGGTTGTTGCATCGCGAACTCGACCGGCACGCCTTTTTCGCTGGCGTACTGCAATGCCTTGCTGATTGCGTCAACATTGTCGAAGTAGTCGGTTCCGGTTGCTCGACAGATCCGCTGTGGAGTGTCGAGCCCTGCCTTGATTGCGGCGATATGTCCATTGATCTCTTTGCTTGGATCCCACCAGGGCATCCCACGAGGCACCCACTCAAAGTTGATGTCTGTTTGACGCATGGAAGCCGGCAATACTAAGCGACCGCTGGCGATCCAGTTTTGCAACTTCCACTGGGTGTAGTTCCGCCGCATCTCGATCTGGTCGTCTCGTTTGTCTTTACAGCTTCTTTCGTAATGCAGCCACGCAGCACGAGATCCAAAGAAGTTGGTGTGAGACTCGTCATAGAACGAGAATGGAATATCCAGAGACTTGAGAGCGACTTGCATCACCAACTGCGTAAAGTTCTGAAACTCGCTTGATGGCTGCTTGCTCTCGATGACCTCGGCTTTTTCGCCAGGGTTCAGGTCTATGTATCGAGTGTCCGACTTCATAAATGCTTGGAAGCCACGAGGTTCCTCGATGGAGTCCCCGTCGCTATCGATGTTGCCCTGGTCGGGATCTGGCTCGACTGGCATCACCGAGTCCGGTGAGTCTCGGTAGAAAGCCATCGCAAATAGCTGACTGACTTTGGCTTTTGCAAGTGCGAAACTGAAGTTTTCGTAGACATCCCGCAGCGGGTTCAATGCCGATACAAGCGGCGACACTCCACGCACTTGATCAGCAGCGTATCGGTCGAAGAATCCGTAATGGATCAAGTTGGTAGCGTTGACTCTTCGAGCGAACTCGGTTCGCGTGTAACCTGATCTTTTGTGGACGCCGTATGCCAGCGGTCGCCCGAAGTCATTGATCAGAACGCCGTTGATCCACTGCTCTCCCTGTGGCGGACGCGATGGATCTTGGATCAGGTCGGCTTGAATTCCCTGTAACCGTCCATCTCGCAATTTGACCAGGACAGTATCGCCATCGAGCACCCTACGAGCTTCCGCGAGCCTGAATATCTTTTCTCGACCAAAGCGACCAGAGACGTCTGCTCTTGCTGGCCGGCTGTCCTCAAGCATCAACTGCTCGATCTGGCGGTTGATTGCTTCGTCATCGTTGCGACCGTGGAACTCAAACTGAGCAACGTAGTCCAGATGGCGTCGTACCATCCATCCAGCAAGCGATAGGTTACGCACCAAGTCCGATGCAGACTCTTGCAGTCCTCGGTGCTTGTTTCCTTGGAAGTGATGATCTTCTCTGTAGACAGTTCGGCTTATCTTCTTGCGCCGCCCTGCTGG